CCACCAGTTATTTCCCAAATAAAAGGAACATCTTTAACCTCTTTATCTGAATCAGTGCCATCAACATTGAACACTTTATTAAAAGATATAGTTCCAAAAACACTTCTAACCCTATCAACTGCTTTAATTTTTTCTTGCATTTTTGCGTCAAGACTTTTGAAATCCTTAATATATCCACTAGGTCTACCACAGTTAAAAGTTCCATCTGTATCTTTTAGGTCTACATTTAAATTGTCAGCCATCAATGACTTAACAAAATAACCTTTTTTCTTATCTTTGTTATCAACCCATTTCCTAAGAAAAAATCTTTGCATAAAAGGTCTTATAGTTAATCCTTTTCCAAAATAACGTGCTTCATTTTCTTCTGGAAACTCTAAAAAGAAAGACCCAGCAGGTACTTTTTCAACGTTTTGTGTTTCTCCATCTGAAGATGTTTCTTCTCTCATTATTGATTTACTTGAAAGTTTTAATCTAGGTAATGTACTTGCAGACTTACTGCTTTCTTGTTCCATACCCATAGCTTTTGCCATTGCAGAATAATTATCTGTGTTTATGCTTACAATATTGCTCATGTAAATGATCTCCTATAAAAGTTCCCTAGTTTTATCATACAACGTCTTTAGTGTCAAGCCAATTATCCCCTAACTTTATATCTAATTTTAGTGGCACATTGAACTCTATTTTAAATTGTATCTGAATTAAATTTTTCAAGATGCTATCTACAGTTTTTATTACAGATAGAACTTCTTTTTCTTCAGATGGATGAACGTCTATAACTATACTATCATGCACACTATTAACTATACATGATTGTAAATTTTTTAGTTTGTCTTCAATATCAAGTAAGACACAAGGAACTATGTCAGCAGTAGCAAACGATTGCACTGGATAGTTCTTAACTTGTGTGAAGTGTGATATCTTACCACTTGAGTACCTTTGTACATCAGGAAACTCAAACTCTCTACCACTTGGTGTAGTTATCTTACCCTCGTTCAGAACCTCTTTAGCCAATCGGGAGTGCCATAGCTCAATCTCTTTGTACTTTTTCGTGAAGTGTTTATAATATGTAGCTTGAGCAGCCGATCTCCCAAACCCCGTTGCTCCGTAGAGGGGTGCAAAGGTGTGAGCTTTCGCTTCTTGCCTAGAAGTTTTCTCCCCAGCGTCAGTAATAACACTAGCAGTATAACTATGCACATCAAATCCATCTTCAATCTCCTTCATTGCAGTTTTATCTTGTGATAGAAAGGCCGCAGTTCTGAACTCTAACTGAGCAAAGTCTGCTTCCAATATCTTGCCACCTTCCCATCTTGATACAAACACTCTCTTAACAGGGAACGTGCCACCTCTAGGCATATTCTGCATATTAGGATCAGCACCACTGAATCTACCTGTAGAGGTTCTATGTTGCAGTAATCTAACATGAAGCTTACCATCAGGCTTAGTGTGTGTCTGTATGCCCTCTACAAAGGAAGACAAGTAAGTATCTAGTGCAGATAACCTTTGTATATCTTCTAGAAACTTGTGAGCAGTGTCCATGCCCTTTGACTTCGCAGTATTCTGCAGAATAGCTAAGTTGTTTTTGTTAACACTAAATCCATGAGCACTTACCCAACTAGAATTAGGTGCAGTAAACTTGAGTCCAGCAACCCTATCAGTAGGGATAAAAAGATATCCGTGTCCACCACAGTTGGAACACTTGGTAGCATTAGCATATGGAGTACCATCTTTCTTTATCTTTCTAATAGTTCCAACTCCCTTACAGACTGTGCATTGCTCTGCTCGTGTCTTGTACAAGATGTCCGTATTTTGTTTTACAGTTTGTCTATACTCCTGGTCTTTCATTCCTCTAGTAAAAGGATTTGTCCACATAGCTTTGTCTTTAGGTTTTCTACTGTAAATGATTGAGGACATCTGTTCAGGACTGTTAAGATTGATAGGAGTGTCTCCCATAAGTTCTCTCACTTGTTCTTTTAGTCTTTCTTCTATGTCAGACTTCTCTTTGTTAAACTCTTCTCGCACTTTGTTAAGTGCTTCTTGGTCTACTTGAAAGCCTCGCTTGTATATCTTAGCAAGGCAGAAACATACACGATTGGTAAAGATTACAACTTCTAGTAGTCCACCATCTTCTTTACTATTAAGTCTTTTGAACTGAGCATCAGACAGTTGTTGTGTTGCGTGTAGGTCTGCTGATAGATACTGTGATAGTTCATCTCTTGGTATCTCATCTGTAGCATAACCCTTGGCAAAGTATTGCTTGAGAGTATCTTCTTTCTTAGTTGCTAAGTCATATCTTTCAGCACAATCTTTTAAGTGCAACGGTTCTTTGATACCTCTTTGTAGAATGTACTCTGCTAACATCGTATCAAAAACAGGTCCTTCATACTTAAAGCCACACTCCCACAACCACATCAAGTCATACGCAATGTTGTGACCTATGAGTATAGTTGCTTGGTCAAGTAACTCTTGTACACCTGCAAATGCACCAACAAACTCATTCTCGTCTGTGTCCATACTGTAAAGATATTCTTTGCCTGTATCTGTTAGGCAACCCACCATAACTAATTTGTTAGTGGGTTCAAAAGGATCAAGATGCATTTTATCATCTCGTTTGGTTACTGTATTTTCTACGTCAATCGTTAGTTTCATCTAACTTCTCCCTATGTTTTGTTAAATATATAACTGCTTTCTTTAAAATAGTCAAACTATCTGAGAACCCACCAAGTCCAGTATTACACTTGTGACATATCCATCCACGAAATGTATTCGTATCATGGCAATGATCAAGAACCCATGACTTCAATCTTATCTGTCCAAACTTACTTAGTTCTTCCAAAGTTCTATCACATATAGCACAAGAATAGTCCTGATTAGGATATTCGTTTTCTGATCTTAGTTTTTGTATTACTTGTCTATGTCCTCTTCTACAAGATCTACAAGTTCGTTTTATCTCCCCAGCTTTCATAACAGAAAACTTTGAGATGGGTTGTCTTATACCACACTTGATGCATACTACTCCGTCTTCAATAGGATCTTCAAGTTTAGGTAATTCTTTGAAGAGTTGATATTGACTCAAGCTTGATACCTCGCAGTCTTGTAGTCCAACTCGCAGACAATCTTACCATGCCATCCAGTGACCTTGTTCTTCACAACGTTGAGATGTCTTTGTAGATCATCTTCATCCTTTCCCTCTACGGGTGGGTTCTTCGCTATCAATATCATCACGTCAGCTTCTGCAGCTTTACCTGTACGACTGCCTTCCATCATGGCTTGGTTGAGTAATACTTTACCTTCAGCTTCTGCTGATAACTGTGACATATAGAACATCGCACACCCATGTGCTTTGGCTATCTGCCTAGCATGAACTGCGTTAGCTTTGAGTGCTTCATCTTGTCTTGCAAAGCTACCATGAGAGACAAACTTGTCACCCATGTCTAGGACTACAACATCAGGCTTATAGGTTTTACAGACACTCTCTACCCAATTCATGTCTTTGTTCATCGCATCTTTTATCTTGATATTGTTCTTTACAGGTGTGTAAAGCTCTTGTGCTCGTGCCATATCTTCTTTTATCTGAAACATATTCATTCCAGTGGCCGCAGTCAGATACCTTGAGCCAACTCTGTAGGATGACTCCTCGTTACACAAGACTATGCATAATGCTCCTTGTCTAGCAAAACCATTCTCACT